AAGATTTATATAAAAATAACAGACCTATTACCAGTCATAGGAGGAGCTGGTGGTGCTGCTACACAAGCTAATAAACTAAATACATTATTTCCAACAGCTGAGGCCATAGTTAATACGGTCATCATTTCGGCTATAGGTGCTGCTATTGGTTATTTAGTAAAGCTACTGTTGGATAGAATATTTAAGAAAAGGAGGAAGGATGATACAAATTAACATACCAGATAATTATGATGACAGAACAAAACTCTATATGACACATCTTATAGAAGTTTTGAAATATGATGAATCAATAAAAGAAGTAGATAGTACAGCATTAGAGTTATTTGCATTTTGTTATAATAATTATGTATTAGCAAAGGATTTACTGTTAAAAGAAGGATTGGTAGCAAGAGATAAAAATGGTGTTGCTGTACGGTCCCACCCAGCAGTAAAAATATGTCACGATAATGAAATTAAAATGTTCAAGATTCTGAAGGAGTTTAGAATGACACCAAAAGGTAGAGAAAAGCTTGTTAAAGCTGGTGAAGGTGAAACAGCATTTGATTACTTCTTAAAAGAGCTGAATGTTGAAAAAAGATAATATATGATTCAAGATGTTCAGAATTATGTTGATGACATCTTAAATAATAGAATAATTAGTGGAATAAATACAAAAAACGCCGTAAAGAGGTTTGTTAATGATCTTAAAAGAGATGATATTGTTTTTAAAGAAGATAGAGTAGAAAGAGTAATCAAGTTTATACATACTTTAAAACATTATACTGGTAAACACAATGGGCAACCATTTAAATTAGAACCTTGGCAAGTATTTATTGTTGCTAATCTTTATGGATTCTATTATATAGATGGTAGGAGAAGGTTTCAGACAGCATATATAGAGGTAGCAAGAAAGAACGGTAAAACGGCTCTTATGGCTGCTCTAAGCCTTTATGGTCTGGTAGCTGATGGTGAAGCTGCTGCTGAAATATTGTTTGCTGCAAACTCAAAAGACCAAGCAAAAAGAGGGTTTGATTGTGTAAGAGCCTTTTCAAGAGGTTTTGATCCAGAAGAAAAGTATCTTAAAAGATATAGGTCTGATATCTTATTTCCAGCTACAAATTCATTTATAAAAGTATTAGCTGCTGATGCAGATAAGCTAGATGGTTATAACTGCTCTATTGGTGTAGTAGATGAATATCATTCAGCACCAAATAGTAATGTTAGAGATGTTATTAGATCATCTCAAGGTATGAGAACTAACCCTCTTTTAATTACAATAACTACTGCTGGATTTGATAAAACACTGCCTTGTTATGAATTAAGAACTGTAGCTTCTGAAATATCTGCTGGTGTTAAAGAGGATGATTCATTTTTCAGCTTAATATATTCATTAGATGAAAATGATAACTGGCAAGACCCTAATAATTGGGTTAAAGCTAATCCTAATATAGATGTAACAATAACTAAGGAATTTATAGCAACACAAGTAAAGCAAGCTATTAATTCACCTAATGATGAAGTAGGTGTAAAGACAAAAAACTTAAATATCTGGTGTGATGCTAGTACAGTATGGATACCAGATGAATATATAATTAAGTCTACAAAGAAGTTTGATAGAAATATGTTCAAAGGTGAAGAATGTTATGTAGGTGTAGACTTATCAAGTAATATTGATTTAACTGCTGTCTCTTATTTATGGGTTAAAGATGATAAATTCTATTTCAGTCAAGATTTTTATTTACCACAAGATAGCATTAAAAACAGACCAGATAAACAAATGTATGCAGAATGGCATAGGAGAGGATTTTTGAAAACCACATCTGGTAATGTTACAGATTATGATTATATAACAAGAGATATTTTAAAAGTAAATGATATTAGTCCTATAAACAGAATATTTTATGATAAATATAATGCTACAAGTTGGGCTATACAATGTACTGATCAAGGATTAAATCTTGAACCTTTTTCACAAACAATAGGTAATTTCAATAATACTACTAGAACATTTGAAAGATTAATGTTAGGTGGGCAAGTTATAATAGATGATAATCCAATAATGCGTTTTTGTCTTAGAAATGTTGAATTAAGAATGGATTTTAATGGTAATGTTAAACCTCTTAAAAATGTAGAAAAGAAGAAGATTGATGGTGTTATAGCTGCTCTACAAGCACTAGCAGCATATATAGATGCTTCATCTAACATCAGAGGAACAAACATATATTAGGTTATAAAATGGAAAAAAGAAATATTATACAAAAACTCTTAGGGGTTTTTAAAACTGAACAAAGAAGTATATCTGATGGCCCTACAACTTCAGTAGGTTTACCTTATGGTTTTTCTACATCTCCTTTATCAGTTCAATCTTCAATGCAATTATCTGCTGTTTATAGATGTGTAGAAGTTATATCAGATAGTATAGCATCTCAAAGCTGGATAGTTAATGAATATACTTCAGATAAAGGTTGGATGAGTAATGAATTTAATGATTTACACTATATCTTGAACATAGAACCTAATAAAACTATGTCGAGATATTCATTTATGAAAACCCTTATAGCAAAAGTATTATTAGAGGGAAATGGATATGTAGTTATTAAAAGAAATGATAGGGGTGATGCTGAATCTTTGGAATTAGTTACAGATTCTGTTGATATGTTTAAGAGAAAGGATGGAACTGTATATTATGCTATTGACAGAAAAGGTAGAACAGAAAAAGTAGATGGTGAAGATATGATTCATATTTTAAACTTTACCTATAACGGTTTAACTGGTGTTAGTACATTATATCACGCTGCTAATGCAATGGGTTTATCATTAGCTGCTGAAAACTCTGCAAAGGGTTTCTTTCTTGGTGGTGCTAATATGTCTG